GGTGCTTTGGGTTATGTTCTCTGGTACTATGAACCTATCAAGAGGTTCATAAACCATATGAAAGAACAACCTCGTTACCTATAAGGAGGAATCAATGGACAATACCGAAATACAAACTATTTTGAGATATGTGGAATCCAAGATTGAATACCTAGACTATGCTTACAAGCTCTATGATATCTTCAATCAAAACCTGACTCCCTACCTCAAAACAAGGATTAGGCAAAACTTCAAAGGAAAGGCTTCTAAAGAGGAAGCGGTTAGCCGACTATCAACCATCAACCTCTTGCCGAAAATAATCAATAAGCTCTCAAAAGTTTATTCGGGAGTAGAAATAACCTATTCCGCTGACGGGCAACAGGATATTGAGGCAGCGGTCAAAGATTTCAAACTTAGGAAAACTCAAAACCTCACAAACAAGATGCTGAACCTTGGTAAGTGTTGTGCCCTCGAACCCGTTTTCCCAGAGGACTTGAGCAAGGATCCCTTTGTCCGGGTCCTGCCCTCCCACACCTTTTTGGTTTACTCTGATGACCCTTTGAACCCGGACGAGCCTACCCATTTCATCAAATTTGTCGAGGCACCTTTCGAGGAAAACCCAGAGCAACAGGTGTCGATGAATAACGAGGTAAATGCTAGAGTATTCCTTCAAAACTCGACAATATACATCTATTCTATGGACTTCTTTGTTGAAATCAAAAAAGGCCAAATTGGGGAAATCCAAGAAAACCCTTACGGAGTCCTCCCGTTTGTCTACCTCAAGAGAGACACTACGGAACTCATGCCAAGGTCAAATCAGGATGACTTTGAAATGGTGACCCTGCTTCCCCTGCTTCTAACCGACTCCAACTTTGCCTTGAAATATAAAGCTTTCTCGATTATGTACACCGTAAACCTGGAAGCTAAAAACATGGAATTGAGCCCTAACGCTATCTGGAATTTCAACTCTACCGGCTCGGATATAGATAAGGTACAAATCGGTGAATTGAAGCCTTCCCTAGCGGTTGATGAGGTTCTAAAGAACCTGACAACCCAGTACGCTTTGTGGCTTGAAACGAAAAACCTGAAAAGCCCGACTTTTCAAGGGGGAGCAATGTCAACTCAATCATTAAGCGGTATCGCCAAAATGATTGATGAGAGTGACGTAACCGACGACGTGGCAACTCAAAGGGATATCCTAGCGGAAGGAGAGGAAGAGCTTTTTCATCTTGTAGAAAATATGGCACCGATTCACCGCCGAGCTTATTCTTTCGGAGAGGTAACCGTTTCATTCACCCCCTCCAATGAAATGCCTGAGATTCCCAAAGAGAGGCAAGAGAGGATTTTGGAGCTTTACGATAAGGGGTTTTCTTCAAAAGTTAGGACTCTCCAAGACCTTCACAATTTGGAAACGAAGGAAGTAGCAGAAAACCTGTACTCTGAAATAATGAAAGAGAGGGAAAAGGAGGAATCAACTAATGGGCGAGTACCAAAACCTGATGAAATTCCGTTTCAAGAAACCCAAGAACCTAACTCCAATTCTTTCGGGAATGCTGGGGAGGGAGATAATCAAAACGATAATAGAGAGGACGAGGAGCGGAATTGATAGAGAGGGAAACGGGTTTCAAGGCTATTCCCAGGCTTACAAATCCTCTGAAATCTTTCAACTGAGAGGAAAGGACCCAAATAAGGTGACCCTTCGACTTTGGGGGGATATGCAAGAGTCCTTGAAAATAAACTCGACAGCGGGAGAGTTTGTGATTATCGGGTTTTCCGAGGAAGAGGAAGCAGCTAAAGGGTACGGCCATGAATCAGGAGAAATAGGAGTCAGGAGGAAGTGGTTTGGCCTGACTCCTCAGGAAGAGGAAAAACTTTTTAAAAAATACGAGACACTGCAACAAAAGTTTGACGCTGAAAAAGTCGAAGAGCTTTTGATTTCAAGATCTCCCGAACCGGAAACAGCACGGGTTGAAATTGAGGAAGTGGGAGAGGCAAATGAGTAGCATACGAGACCTTCGAAGAGCGTTTGACCTTCCCTGGAGAATCCTTGACAGGTTAAGTGACAAGAGTTTGATGGAGAAAGTTGGGAGGAGCCTAGCCGAAAATATTAAGAATCGAACACGCTCGGGATACGGCACCGATAGAAACAATGGGACTCGAAAAAGGCTTGCAACTCTAAGACCTCTTACAATATTACTCCGAACAAAAGCAGCTAACGAGGGTAGGCTCCACAGTGCTACGAGACCCCGACTCTCCAATCTTACCTTCACTGGGAAGATGCTTGACGATATCGGATATGAAGCTGAAAGGGGAGGGGTAACCATCCTTTTCAAATCCGAAGACGAGAATAGAAAAGCGGGATATGCCCACGATGGAGCACCCAATAGAGAAAAAAGAAAATTCTTTTTTGCTACCCGTACCGAAGTGAGAGAAGCGGTTAGAATCCTTCAAGAAGCTAGAGACAACGTAATCAGGAATTTGTAATTAAATAATTAAGTTATTACGTAAATAAGACACTATTGCATAATTTAAAAGAAATGGTGTATGCTATTCTCATGGTGTAGTTTAAACGTTAGCTCGATGGAGAGTAGCATGACAGAAAAAAATCCTTCAAGCCCTGAGGGCAATGAGCCAAAATCTGAGGTTATTGGTTCTGAAGAGGCAAACAATCCCGCAAATCCTAAAGAAGGGGAAAACTCCGAACCAAAAGAAGAGACGATTGCTTATAAAAAGTATCGGGAGCTTTTGGATGAGAAGAAAAAAGCTGATGCTAAGTTGCGGGAAATGGAAGAGGCTAACAAAAAGGAAGCTGAAGCGAAGTTGAAAGAACAACAACGCTGGAAAGAACTCTATGAGGAAAAAGAGAAGGAGTTCAAAAAGGTTAAGGATATGCAGGAAGCTGAAAAAGCAGCTTTTCTTGAGTCTAAAAAGATGGGTGCCTTCCTTAAAGAGATTGGAGGACTCAAACAAGACAAATATCAAAACCTTGTGGACCTTTCTAAAATTCTCATGACTGATGGGACTATTGAAACGGCTAGCCTCAAGGACTATGCAGCAAGTTTCAAAAGAGAGTACCCGGAACTTTTGAAAGTTCCTAAAGGCTCTGAAGCTCCCCCACAAACAGCTCCTAGAAATACACCCCAAAAGGATATTTCAAGCATGAACTTTAATGAGTTGTTTGAATATTCCAAGAACAACAAAGTTTTTAAATAAGGAGGCCAAAAATGGCACTAGATCCTGGAGTTATTACCCCTACGGTTACCTCGGAAGCAGCTAACACGCTAATCTCTCAAATGGTACAATCCTATTTGACTGAAACGGCTGTGTTGATTCCCACTATTATGGATAGATCTTCTGAAGTAAAGAAAGGGGATACTCAAGTAAAGTATCTCAAAGTTGGCGGGCTTGAAGCCGAGTCAAAGTCGAGTGGTTCCGATTATACAGCTCAAAAATACTCTATTACTGAAGACACTCTTGTTCTTGACGACCAAGAAGGTGTTTATGTGGAAATGGAAACTAAAGCCGACCTCGATTCGGTGATTACTCAAGAACCTTACATCTTCCAGAGAGCGGCCGATGCTCTTGTTCAAAAGCTTGAGGCAGATGTTTACACAGCTTTGGCAAACGTCTCCACTTCGAATCCTGACCACGCTATCGAATATGATAGTGCTTCGGTTCTTGCTCTATCGGATATCCTTGAGTGTCGGAGACTTTTGAATATTGCAAAGCTTCCTCCTATGGAGCGGTTTCTTGCAATCCACCCCAATAACGAAACTGATTTGCTAGGTCTTGATCAATTCCTCCATGCTGATAAGTACGGCTCAAATACTGTGCTTATGAACGGGGAAATCGGCCGTATTTTCGGGTTTACCGTACTGGTAACGACAAACGTAACTGAGAATACTTCCCTTGCTTATCACCGCTCTCACGCTGTTTTTGCTAGGCAACAACAGGTAACTTGGGAGAGAGATCGAAACCTTAAGGGTGACAAACATGAGTTCCTTCTCCAAACTTTCTACGGGTTGAAAACTCTTGATAGTGGAATCCGGGGAGTCAAGCTTGCTAACGCATAGGGAATAGCAAGCTACTGAGTTTTGTGTGGGTGGTTGGGCTTTAAGCTCTCTCACCCATTTTTAGAATGGGGAGACAATGAAAGATATCTTAAGCCGATTCAACATTTTCAAAGGCACTATGGACTACACACAAAAACTCAGTGACTTTAGTCGAGATAGTGAAACAATTACTCTTTACATCGGGGATTACCTCTATCTTGGATATCAAGCGAGGTTCTACTCTTTTTATTTTTATGCTACTGCTTTCAACACAAATCCTAGTGATATTGTTTTGGAAGTGTATGACGGTTCCTCTTGGAACGCCATAGGTTCCGAATCGAGAAACGATGATACCCTAGGTTTCAGTCGCTCGGGATTTGTTCAATGGAGTGTCGAAGAGGATGAATTTGAAGAGTCTGAACACGAAGGAATAGAGAGATACTGGTTAAGAATTTCAGTCACTGGAGCGACAACGGCTATGAGTATTGTAGCCATAAATGCTTTGTTTTGTGACGATGATGAGCTTCAAAAAGAGTACCCACCTGTCTCTAGAAGCGATTTCAAATTAGGAGAACCCGATTACACACATATTCACACCTCAGTTAGAGACTATATTGTTCAAACCTTTAGAAATAGGGGGTTGAGAAAGCTATCTAGGAATTGGGAGAAGTGGGTAAGGGTAACCGCAATTGATATCCTCGACATCCAAGAAGTTCGCCTAGCTGCGAGATATCTTGCTCTCCACAAGATTCTCCTAGGAGTTTCAGACAATCCTGAAGACAATTGGGCAGTCAAAGCAGCTTTCTATTTGAGAGAGTATGAAAAGCAAATATCTCTAGCTTATCTTTCTTTTGATGCTTCGGGAGAGGGAGACAAATCGAAAGGGATGCAAGAGGTAGGGGTAGGGAGGCTTTATCGATGAGTATCATTGAAGGCATTCAAACCGGTATTGATTCAAGACTTGCAACACTCTTAGAACCTGAATACGAGAAATTGACTCACGTGTACAGGATAGAAAAGAACCGCTTTGACGGTG